AAGAATATACTGAAGAACAATTGATAAGGTTTGCAGAACTATGGGTAATTGAGTGCAATAAAGAACCTATTAGAGAAATAGGTACATATTAAAGAACTAAAACAATAAATAAAATGGCACAAAGCGTATTAGTCATAGCAGACTCCGGGACAGGAAAGTCCACAGCAATTAGGACATTAGATCCTAAAGAAACATTTATAATTAACATTGCAAATAAACCTCTACCTTTCAAAGGTTGGAAGAAAACATATACTATGATTTCTAAAGATAATGCAAAAGGTAACATGACATCAGCTTCTACAGCACCTGGTATAGTTAAAGCAATGCAACATGTTAATGAAAAAATGTTACATATTAAAACACTAGTCATAGATGACTGGCAATATATGTCCAGCTTTGAATACTTTGATAGAGCTAATGAAAAAGGATATGATAAGTTTACTCAAATAGCAGCCAACCTAGCACAAGTTGCTAAGATGCCTAAAGATATGAGAGAAGACTTAACTATATTTTTCATGACTCACTCAGAGGATACAGTAGATGGTAATGGACATAGGAAAGTTAAAGCAAAAACTATTGGTAAGATGATAGATAATGTATTAACTTTGGAAGGATTATTCTCCACAGTATTATTTGGTAGAATAAAGAAAACAGAAGATGGTTTAGAATATGGATTTGATACAGTAAATAATGGAGAGAACACATGTAAAGCTCCAATGGACATGTTTGAAGAGTCCTTTATAGATAATGACCTACAGTTAGTAAAGAACTGTATAGCAGAGTATGAAAAATAATCAATTAATTAATCAAAAAAAGAAAGTATGTTAAACACTAAAGACATGACCGTTGGGAGCGGCAAGACAAGACCATTAATGGGTCCAGGAAATTCAGTAGTAAGAATTAATTCTATTACATTAGATCAAACACCATATGACAGAGAAGCATATAATATAAATATGCATATGGAAACTGAACCAGTTGGTGGAGAGTTTGAAGGATTCTTTAGAGATAAAGATAATGAATCTAAAGGTAGATATGAAGGTCAGATTGGAAGAGTAAGAGTTTCACCATTCCCTTTCAAAGATACTACATTAGCTAGCGGTAGAGAGATTAGTAAAGATCAAGAGATCTTAAAGTCTATGATATTCTTAAGTGAAGTGTTAGGAAAGAGAACTGAGTTAGACTCTATAGAAGCTAATACAATTGAAGACTTCATGTCATCAGTTAATTCTTTATTCTCTAATAGTAATTTTATAAACACTTGTTTAGCTAGCCGTGAATGGGAAAACAAAGAAGGGTATATTAATAATGATTTATATCTTCCTAAGTTATCTAAGGATGGTGTACCTATGGAATCAAAGGATTCAGAGAATTCAAGATTGATTACATTTGATCCATCTACACATGTAAGAGCAGTGACTAAAAAAGCTGAGACTAATGGTCAAGTAAAGAAAGACTTTGAACCAACAGCTGTTAAGTCAGACTTTGAGTTGTAATATTTAAATAGAGGGGATGGGAAACTGTCCCCTTTCTATTACTATGATAACTACAAAGAACTTTGCAAGTGAGAAAAAAGATATAAAAAGTAGTTGGGTATTTGAATACTACTTAGACTTACCTGAAAGATTAACTGGTCAAGATGTTAAGATTAAATCTATTTTTAATCCTAATGATAAGACTCCAAGTATGTTTATATATTTAGATACCAACCGTAATGAGTATAGATATAAAGATTTCTCCACTGGTAAGCAAGGAAGTAAGATAGATATAGTGCAAGCTGTATTTGATTTAAGTTACTCTCAAGCTTTATTTAGAATCACTGAAGATTACAATGCATTTATTAGAGAAAATGGTTGTATGAAAGATATAGAGTATATACCTGTAGCTAAGTATAAGGTAGACTATATCAAGAACCGTGATTGGAATGAATCAGATGCAAATTATTGGTTACAATATAATATTGGGACTACTCTATTAAATAAGTTTAATGTTAGACCAATTGAGTATTATACTATGGTTAAAGAAGAGGCTAATGATATAAGTAAAATCACTCTTCAAAATCCTATGATATATGGTTACTATGATAAGGCCGGTGAGATATATAAGATATACCAACCTAAACAAAAGAAACATAAGTTCATAAAGGTTAAGTCTTATCTTCAGGGCCTGGATCAGTTAGAGTATAGTAAGAAGTATTTAGTTATATGTAGTTCACTTAAGGATGCATTGTGTATACTTAGTTTCAATTTTGGTGTAGATGTTATTGCACCTGACTCAGAGAACACTATGATTAAACCATATATAATCCAAAATCTTTTGTCAAAGTATAAAAAGGTTGTATGTTTGCTGGACAATGATGAAGCAGGTCATATAGGTATGGAGAAGTATAAGAAACTGTATAAGATAAACTCAGTTCATCTTAAATCAGAGAAAGATATATCAGATGCAGTATCTAAATATGGATCAACTAATGTAATGCCTAAATTATTTAAAATTATTAAAGACTCAATATGAAGTGGTGGATACCGGGGAACGTACCAAGTTCTAAGAATAGTAGGAGGTGGACTGGAAAGTTCTTTATAGCAAGTAAGACTGTTATGAAGTACAGAAAAGAAACTGAGAAACTATTTAAAGATAATGCTATTGAATTTGTTAGAGAGTTCAGTAAGTATGAGCTGCCCGTGTATATACATTTTACTTTTATAAGAGGATCAAGGCACAAGTTTGATTACTTGAACCCTGCACAAACTGTACAGGATGATATGACTAAACACGGTTGGATAGTAGATGATAACTGTGAGTACATCATACCATGCTTTGATAAGTATTCATATGATAAGGAAAAACCAGGAGTAATAATAGAAATAAAAGATGACAGAAATAAAAAAAGAAATACTTGATATAGATAAATTTAATAATTTACAGAAAATGTTTGAATCCTCACTTGATGAGGATTTTTTTTTGGCATTAAATCTGTGGGGAAAGCATTCACTATCACAGACTATCAATACACTCATGGCACGGAGGATAAGCCGTAATGAAAGTCGTAATACTACCCACAGTAGAATGAGACATTTTGTAGGAAAACATACAACTTTCTGCCTTGATGACTCACTTCATATGTTAATACCCAAGATGAACAAGGATAAACTATGCACACAGTTGATCAGAGAAGAATTGTTATATACAATGAACCAGGTATTAAAATTTCATAACCTAGACCAGGTAATGAAAAATTTCACATTAACACAAATTAAATTACATGAATAATATAATGGATATTGTAGCAAAAGCTACTAAAACACTAATGTTTAAAGAACCATACTATGGTTTATTTCTCATTGGATTAAATAAAACATACTCAGATAGAATACCTACAGCAGGTGTAAGTAAAAATGGTATAGGTGTACAACTGACAATGAATCCTGAATTCATGTTAGGTCTAACTGAAAAACAAAGAATGGGATTAATTAAACATGAACTATTACATATATCCTTTGGGCATCTTATATTAAGAGATAGTTTTAAATGTCCTAAGCTATTTAATATAGCTGCTGACTTAGAGATTAACCAATATATAGAAGATGACTACTTACCAGAAGGCGGTGTAACTTTAGAATGCTTTCCTGACCTAAACTTAGATGAAAGAGCAGGTACCACATACTATTATGAAAAATTGGAAGAAGCACAAGAAGATGGTAACTGCCCTGGGTTAGAGAACATACTTAATCAAATGGATGGTAACAGTATATATGATCACCCTACATGGGATGAATTTGATGACCTATCTGAAGCTGATAAAAAACTTGTCCAAAAACAAGTTGAACATCAGATGAAAGAAACTGCTGAACAAACAACTAAAAGATGTGGTAACATACCTGGTGAACTCAGTGACGTAATACGTAGATTATTACATGTTGAACCACCATCATTTAACTGGAAACAGTATCTAAGAAGATTTGTTGGTAATTCATCTATCTCTTATACAAAGAAGCTTAGGCGTAAGTATAACAAAAGGTATACAGGCAACCCGGGACTGAAGATTAAGTTTAAGAATCATATCCTTGTAGGTGTAGATACATCTGGCTCAGTATCAACTGATGAACTTAAAGAATTTATGAATGAGTTAGGTCATATGCATAAGACTGGGCATCAAATCACTGTAGCTCAATGTGATACAAAAATAGGTAGCATAGAAGTATTTAATCCCAAGAAAGATTGGGATATAACTGGAAGAGGAGGCACATGCTTTCAACCAGTAGTAGATCATTATAATGAAAAGAAAGGAACCTATACGGCTCTAATATATTTAACAGATGGAGAAGCAGGTACTCCAACAGACTGTCCTAAGAATGCATTATGGGTACACAGTAGTTCAAATTACTGTAACGTTAATGAAGACTTACCAGGACAAAAAATACAACTTAATTAATCAAATAAAAAAAAAGAAAATGGCAGAAGTAAATTTAAACATTGAAGAACTAGAAGGATTTGTAGATCACATTATATCTAACAATAGATTCTTACAAAAAGATGGTAAAAACCCTGTAGCTGTAGAAGTAGTAGGTGAATCAGGTCTCGCTCAACCATCAGCTGTAGTGCCAATGGCAAAGAAACATAACTTAGATTTTGTTAAACCAACTCTAGCCCAAATAGAAGAGTTCGGTGATCTAGCAGGATTTCCTGTAAGACAATTTCAAAT